GTCATCGAATTGGAAAGGACCTTTTTTGTCTTAGTCAGAATATCAATCTCATCTTCTCCATAAAAAGAAATAAATCTTGAAGTTTCATCCTCGTTGATGGTACCAAAAGAAATACAAACAATCCTGGAATATTCTGGTTCTAGTCCCGCTTTTTGAAGGTAAATTTCATCGCTAGTAGAGTTTTGGAATTCTGGGTAGGATCTGTAATATTTTACCCTTCTTTCCCAGAGTTTAGCTAATCTAGGATTTTCTTCGCGAAGACACTCTAAGTCTGGACACCAACCAGCAGTTTCAACATCGAAAAAAAGACAATTTTTAAGGATCGGGAGTGAGATCATAGTTCTTTTTTTGTATTCCATTTAGGGTCAAACCAAAAGGTTCTACCGTTTTTATCAGTTATTTTGGACATGAGAGGATTGCCGTAGCACAACATAAATTCATCCCAATTGGTAGGAATTTTACCGTCTGGATTTTTCCAATCCTTAATTCTACCCCCACCTAGAGTGTAGGCTATGGTAGGTAAATCCCGGCACAAATCTAAAATAATTGGGTGTTGGGTGATGTAATCTCCAGCGGCCTCAAAGGGGTCAGAGTCAATCCGATATAGAATTTCTGCTCTCAGATAGTTACCAATTCCGTTGAAGAATTTTTGGTTCATCAAAACTTCATGAATGGGTTTCTCGAATGCTTTTGATTTCAAATTTGATAAGACATGAATTTTAAATGCTTCAAAATCTCTAGCTGGATCTGGACCTCGTTCCGGATTCCAAGATTCGAAAGACCATCTACCAAATCTTCTTACATCTACGAAACACACTTCTCCTTCGGAGGAAAGAAAACTTAAATGTGTGTGTTTAGGTCTTGAACCCAAATCTGCCCATTTAAAATGCCCAGACATGCCCATAGTCATTTTTAAAGAAAGAATTTCGGGCTTGGTTGAAATCTGAAAATCTTCCATGGTTTCTAATAACAAAAGCATTTCCTTTCCTCTGGAAGTGGCTTGAATTTTAAACGGAGATCCTAAAGTAAATTCCTTTCCTTTGTGTTCTGGATTTTTCCAAACCCCGTGAAAAATTTTACCATGTGAAATTTTTTGAACATATTCCGCGGTTAATCTGACTTCTGCTAATTCTGGCATGGCGTAAAAATAAACAAATTAATTCAACAAATTTCTTAAATTTTTGGAATTATCAAAGGGATCAAAGATTTGTGTTCGGACAAATATTGGATACAAGTTTTATAGGAATCCGGCGATTCAACGGCAACATCTACATCCAAACCAAAAGTTGGAATACGGTGGGATAACCTTACAGAGGAATTTGGAGAGATTGAAATTCCTTTGTCATCTAAAATAGAACTTTCTCCGTGAAAATAAATTGGCTTATAAGGAGATTCCCAAGTAGAGCAACTTAAAAATAGAGCCTCTCTAAAATTTAGACCCCCAGAATTAAATTGATGGGGTAGGGATCTAAAACAAATTGGAATTTTAACAGGATAAAAAACTCCAGCTAATAAATCAGTTACAGAAAAAAGAGAGGGCTTATCGTCATTTGTGACGGCTAGCATTTTTCTGATAGACAGCGGAAATTTTTGTATTTCTTCACAAAATCTCTGGGCAGTTTCTTTTCTATTACCATAAGCACTTCCTACTCTGAGCAGCACACAGGGTTCAGAAATTCCCAATCCTTCTATCAAAGAAGCAATTTTTCCTATCATCACATGGGTTTGTTCGACAGAATCTGGCAACTTTGAACCTAGAAAAAAGTGTTGTGATAGGAAAAATAAAATTCTGTGGGAATGAACTCTTAGATTTTGACTTAAATTATCTAGAAGGTTTAAATCTGAATGGCCTTCTTCCAAATTGGAAAAATCTGGCAAATTGTAATCTGCTTCGGTTAATTGAAAACAAGTGACATCTATCCCGTTTTTGACGTGTCTGTCGATTGTATCCGACACAAATTGCAAAAATTGTCTGGGTGAAACTTCATCGTTCCTTGTGAACTTGAAATTTCCAACAATAGAACCTAATTTGTGAGGGGTTTTGCTTAAAATCATCCTGTGCTGTACACAGAAGAACAGTAAAAGTTTCTCAACTTCCTACCGCTTCGATTCCCAAACCAGGATTTGTATAAACTGTTTTAGAGTTATAAGCATCACCGGGCATATCGTTGAATTTATATTGAGATACAACCTGACGATGTCCTTTATCCCCCATATCCACAAATTCTACCGTGTCTGGCTTTAGTTCCAAAACTTTTTGGTCCTTCTTACCTTTGGTGTGGATCTGAACAAAAAAGCGATATGATTTGTGATCTGGGGCCAGAATATTTTTAACGACCATGCCGGCCACCTTCTTATCATCATTAATTGGTACTCCTATGACAATATCTCCCACCTGAAATTTTGAGCCTGGGATGTTTCTAGGAACTCTAGGATCCGGCCCTACAGAAACGGACAAATCTTTATAGGGCTTATATTGAACCTTGAAAATACCGTTTGCTCCACCATACCCATAGGTATCACCAAAAACTCCGGTGTCAAAAAATTCGTTGATGGTAAGAATGTGTTTCAAAGAAAACTGTTTTTTCTATGTATCTAAATTTCTTCAGATTTGTGCGACATCTTCAGGATGTCTTGAATTTTTTGGGCCATTTCATAATTTTCTTCGGCCAAAGCATTTTCCAACATGGCTTTTAAAGTGTCAAGATCTGAAACACCGGATGTGGTAACACCAGTATCCATAGAAATACAAATTCTTTGTGGAGCATAAATTACCTCTAACTTGGTGTTCGGTAATTCAACTTCAAATTCAATTTCTTCGTCCTCTTGACTTAGTGTTTCAATGATGGTGTCTTGATTCCATTCTTGGTTGTACCAAGACACGATCCAGTTTCCATAGGTGAAACTTTGATAGTCGTTTTCGACCACATATTTAAGAATGGTTTTGAGTTCATGTTTAAGATCTTTGACTCCTAGATTTTGGTCGTAATTTTTCCTTTTCAAACCAGGAATAACTTCGCTGCCTTGACCTATCCCGTGTTTGAATGCTTTATGGATCATCAAAATAGAATTCCAATCCAAGTTTTGAACCAGCTTATCAACAATTTTTTGAATTCCTTTCTCCATGGCAACGTGGTTATTTTTCTTCTTATATATCGGCTTTTATATTTTCTGTCCCCAATTGTTGAGACAGCAAATTTAGCCAGTCATGATATTGTTCGGGAAAGAATTGTTTCATTTCCCCCAGTTCTCTTTTGCTAATTTGGTACCTGGTCCTAATAAAATCCTCTACCACTTCGAAGTTTTTAATTTTCTGGGTAGATTTATTGCTTTCTTTTTTCGATGTGGATGTGAATATCCACCCTGGAGCTTTGTTGAATTTAGGCGATAAAGCAGATCTCCACCAGTTTACCACTAGATCAGGAACAACTTTAGTGTGATTGAATTCATGGGCTTGAAGAGGAAATTGAATCGACATAATCCTATTGACCATAAAAAAATTTCGGGTCTTATCTGCTTTACCTACAGAATTCCAGGTTTTTTCTGGCCCGAAGATGGACTTAACGACATCAAAGAGTTCCATGCTTAATCGGGAAATGGATTGTACATTTTAGGAATGGGGGTAACTGTAACCCACTCAGTGCCTTCTAGAATTTTGATTCGGTCTAAGGTGACTGGTCTTCTATCTAAATTCATACCCCTTTTAATTTCAGCCAGCACATTCGCGATCACCCACTCTGGAATGACGACTTTATCTAACCACATGAGCTGATAATTCCTTTTCAGATTTCTGGATGCTTTCTCTCTGTTTTCTTTGGAGTCTAAATCTTTCATCAGTCTCAGGATATAACCGCCAGCCCAATCCAAAAATTCCACATCTTCCAGCAATTCCTGAAAAGAAATTTGTGCCCACTTCGATTGATGAAGAGATTCCACAAGCTGTTCTGCCTTTTTTGGAGTCATTCTAGAGATTTTACCTGGAGTTGCTTCAAAGTTCCAAACTCCAGGAACGGCATCACCATCGTCGCCAATTAACATTTTAACAAAAACAAAATCCCGAGGGGTGATCGGATTTAAAAGAAGTTTCTCAATCCACTTTTTCATTTTTGTTTTATCTGGCTGTGCTGATTCTGACATTTCAAAAATGGAAACCGGCGGCTGGTGGTCCAACCAATCTTCTTTCCATTTTTCAGGACAGGAAACAACATTGTTTTTTGAATTGTTGCTCCAAACTAAAGTCCAATTGTCGCCTTTCCAGCGGGCAAGTTGATGTAAATCCTTGTCTCCAGAGATAATAATACAATCTTGACCTTTGGAAGTGAAATAGTCTGCCCAAAAATACAATAAATCGTCACCCTCCGCACCATTAGCCCGAGAGTAAATAAATCCCATTTTTTCCAGTTGTTTGCCAAAAGCATCAAGAAGGTTGAAAAAGATAGACCAATCTACTGTCTCATCCTTGACTCTGTTGGACTTGTAACCTCCGCCCTCGATTTCAACGTCTTTTCTCCAACTTCTAGAATCTGCCGTAAAAACCAATCTTCCCCCAGTGGGAAGTTCTCTCAAAGCTGCACAAAGGTCTGTTGCAACTTTTCGAATAAACATGGCCTGTTCATTCTTGGTTTTCAAAACCTCTGCTGGATCTTTGGCACCATAACCACCAAAAATACCAAAAGTTTTATGAAGCAAATAATTGCCATCAATTAAAATATTAATCATGTTGATAATAACTTAAGTCAAACCAAATTTCTGAGCCTACTTGGAAATTAGGATCACATATTTTGAAATCGAAATTCGAAAATTTTGCAAAATCTTCTTCGTCAGTTTTTAATCTTCTTTCCACGCTATCTACATCTTTTCTGGCAGAGAGTCTGGATTTTCTGACTTTTTGGTCTATGTCTAGAAATAAAACGAAAGATTCTTCTCTGTCCTCTGGTTTGAGATTAGAAATACCAGAGGGGGTCAGAATCATCAAATTGCTCGAATTGAATTCCGGTACGGAAGTCCCATAAATCCAACCAGCAAAAAGATTGACCTCGTAAAATTCTTTTCTTTCAAACATACCTTTCAGAATTTCAAAATCTTTTAGATTTTCAACAAAAAAGTAGTCTTTGCCTTGCTCTTCGTTTGTTCGACGGGGACGTGTTGTGTGAGAAACACAATATTTAAAACCCTTTTGTTCCAATATTTGACGGAGATAATCCTTTCCCGATCCCCCCTTTCCACACAAAATTAATCTTTTAATTTTTTTTGTGAAAAACAAACTAGAGGCGTACACAGTCTCAAAGCTGGGCTCTTCCGGAAATAAATTCGGATTGTAATTGATTTTACCCTCTGCATTAAATTCATTCATCTCCATCATCTTTTCTGTTACTTGTACCCTGTTCTAGTTGGGAGAAAATATATTCTGCTCTTTCTAAATCAAATGGAGCCCAAGCCCACTTGCCAAAATCTTCATTACCAGGAAATATTTCTCTTTCCCCCAGCTGAACTCCAAACACCTCTTTTGGTGGATCAATCTTTCTTTTAAATACCTCCCAGGCAATAACCTTTTGAGCATCCAAACAAAACTGTTCGTACATCATGGCTTTTTCCCCTCTTTTTACAAGTCGGTAGATAAATGTATTTCTTTTAATTTCGTCCGGAAGTAATTCTATCATGCTTGAATTTGTTTTTGAATTTTATACACCAGGGCCAAAAGTGAAACTATTGGGTCAATAACCAACATTCTTTGGGCCTGGTGTTCAGCGATCATCACAATTACCGATGGAATAATTCGGCTTAGGTCAGGACGATTATGTTGGATCCATCCCACAAATTCATTGCCTAAGGCCAACATAACGCTGTCTACTTTACCGGAATACTGAGACACCACAAATTGATAATTTTCGATCGGATTTTTTCCCTCACAAATTAAACGGTAAAGCTCTTCGTGGGAATAAGAAGAATCTTTTACTTTTTTGGCGTCAATTCTCTTTAAACCCTCGATGGACCAGGCTTGAATCTTATTTAAGGCGGACCTTAAATCTGGAAAAAAATCTCTTTCAAAAACATTCAAAGCCTCTTCATCGATAGAGATAGAAAGCTTGTTCAAAATCAAGGTAATTCTTTTTCTCCATTCCTCTTTTAGACCCTGTTCCTCTTCGGAATTGACCGGATCAAAATTTATAACCTCGAATCTGGACTGAATCGCTTCGGGTACTTTGGCTATCCAATTACAGGTGGCTACAAATCTGGCATTCTTAGCAAACTTTTCTATTGTGCCTCTTAAAGCTTTGTAAAATTGATCTGAGGCACCATCAAACTCATCTAAAATAACAACTTTCAAGGCAGATTTACCATCCATAATACTCAAGGTGGAACAAAAATCATTAATTTTTGTTCGAATAACATCCACCGAGCTCTCATCAGACACGTTGATGAAGAGATGTGGGGAATTTGCTGCTAAGATTTTGGCTAGAGTGGTTTTACCACATCCGGGAGATCCTGCCAGCAAAACATTCTGTGCCAAAGGTTTTCCGTCGAATAAATTACGGATTCGGTCCGGTAAAATCATGTGTTTTAATTCCCGGGGCCTGAGCTTTTCAGTCAGTAGTTGATTGACCATGGTTCTTCTTTTGAATTTTATGAAAATTCGGCTAAAGGTTTCCCCTTACTTGAAAAAAGAAGTCATGTCATCAGCTTGGTTTTTGTCGGTTCTTATCTCGATAAATCGAGGTAAAAAAAGACTGCGGTTGCCAAATTTATCGGTGATGGGCTCGTTGAACTGAACTGCTGCTACTTTACCAATCCATTGGTCTGGATTTAAACTTAGTGTTTTTAAATCAAGATCGGTGAAGCCTGAACCAATTTTGACCTCTAGAGTTCTAGAGGCATCTGTACAGATAAACCCGCCAATAAAACCTTCTCTTTTGCCTTCTCCTGGGTACCAGCCAGTTATTTCCAAATCGCAGTCTTGAATTTGTTTTAATTTTACCCAGCTCTTACTGCGTTTACACTCATAGACGTGATTTCCTGGTTTGAGAATAACACCTTCTCCTCCCATAGAAACGATCAAACCGTAGATAGACTGAGTTTCTTCAAAGGTATCAACGACCCATTGTCTGGCCAATTTTACAGGTCCGGTGGGTGATAAAAAAGAAGTTAGAAATTCTAGTTCTTGTCTTCTTTTGGTAAAAGGCGTATTCCCTTTGCCTGACTTTAAAACTTCCGATTTTTCAAGATCAAAGACATTGAAAATAAATTCTTTATCAATATTATCAGGGGCAGTCCCCTTCAGAATCTGGGTTACTTTTCCAGAGACTGATTTTCTGTTCAGGTCAGTGAGCTCTCCATCAAAGAAAACATCAGAAATTATATTGGCTCCGTGAAGAATCTTGACTAACTCAGCTTCTATGTGGGAAAGTTTTGTTTTGTCTAGTTCGTTGAAAGCACGGGTGTAAAATTGAAAACCAGATTCTCTATTGCCCACCGCGATAACACGAACGCCGTCATACTTTTCCTCGCAGTAAATCTTGCTCCATCCTGACACCTCTTTTTGATCGTCAGAAGCTAACATCAAAGAAGGATCTGGAATTAATTCACTGCCAACTGCTTTGTTAATCAGCTTGGCACCAATTCCTATATTCATTCTTTTGGTCAGAATTTTCATTAGAATATCCCTTAAAACAAGGTCCGTATTAGGATCTTCGTCCAGTTGGGTGTTAATCAAAAAATTTGCTCTCTGTCTCAAAGAGTCATTGGCGGCAGGAGCTTTTTTTAGATCCTCGATCAGGTCTTTGAAAACATGAAATCCTGGAAAAGAAACAGGGGGAATTAAACCCCTATTTTTTTCGATTTCTAGCTTGTGTAATTTGGTGGTGACGAAAGGATTAAAACATACGTCTAGGATATACAGCATCTCTTCTGAAAGAGATTCCGAAATCAACCTCTGTTTTTCTTTCTGGGAGCCATTACCAGTGAGAAGCTCCACTTGTGCAAGTACTTTTAGTTCGTTTTTCATGATGTAAATATAGAACTAAAATTCGAATTAAAAAAATTAAATTCAGAAAATTTCCAAATTTTTTTGAGGATAATTAAATAATTCAACGGGGTCAACTGGCACCGCCCCCAGGTGTCTACAAACTAGAGATCCAGCCAAATTTGCTGTCTCTGCAATTTGGACAAGTTCCAACTCAGAAATAGGCTTTCTTTGTCCAGCAAAAATCCCCAAAGCAAATACTGCACTAACGGTGTCACCAGCACCAGACACATCAGAAACATCCACTCTGATGCCCGGTACATGATACGAGAAGTTTTTTTTAACCACCAAAATTCCACGTTCAGACAAGGTAATTAGGAAACATTCATAATCAAAATCGCTCAATGCTTTTTGAGCATAATCTACGATTTGAGGAATTTCCAGCTCTTCTTCGATTTTCAAATTTAGCATGGACTTGAACTCATTCAAATTTGGTTTGATAAAAGAAACCCCTTGGTATCTAGAAAGATCAGGTTCTTTGGGATCTACTAAAATTTGTCGATTGTGTTTTTGTGAAATTTGAATTAAAAGCTCCAGTAAATCTTTAGTGAGCAAACCTTTACCATAATCTTGAAAAATAACCCCGTCATGGTTTAGGATTTCATTTTCGAAAATTTGAGATACTTTAAGACTTAATCCAACAGACAGCCCGTGTGTTTTCTCGTGATCGATTCTTACAATTTGATGTTTGTTTCCCAGCACCCTTGTTTTTTTAGTTGTGGGTCTACTTTCATCTATTATAAAAACCGGATTTATATTTTGTTCAAAACACTTTTGAAATAAAATATCCCTTTCTAAATCACTCCCAGTTAAGGATAACAACGTACACTTGGCTCCAAAGGCTGTAATATTCTGTGCCACGTTAGCAGCTCCACCTAGAAAAAATTCTTCCTCGTTTTTCAACACAACAGGAACAGGAGCTTCCGGAGATATTCTGTGCACCTTTCCATAAACATAGTGATCTAAAATAGAATCTCCAACTACTAAAATTTTTTTGGTAGAAAATAAATTTTCAAATTCCATCTATTTTAATTTAAAGAGTGAATTCCGGTGTTCCTCCTTCTGCTGCTCCTGGTTCTTTGTTCTCCTTGCCTTTTTCTGCTTTTTTCTTTTCTTCCTCTTTGTATTTTTCATTGGCTCTATATTCATCCATACTCAAACCTAGCCATCTTTTAATCAACCATTCTTTGTCGAAATATGGGATTTCTTCCTCCCCTATCCTTTGTTTCATGTCGCCTAATGCTGTGATGAAAGCAGTTCTTTTCGTGTAATTGGACAACATAATAAGCTGTTCAAAGACATTTTCTTTCACAAAATTTAAGCCCAAATTTACTTTGAAAGATCTATCTTCAGATAAAGCTGGAAAATCTAAACAGGTTTGAATGTACAAAGGTTTAACCAAAAGCTCTTGAAAGACTGATCTTAGGCGGGTTACAAATTTTTCATATCTAATTTCATCTCTCTCCAACTGATCGATAGAAATTTGATAGGTAGCTGGTCCACTGCGGAAAGCAAACCTAGCATAGGGGATCTTCGAATCTAATTTTAATTTATTGTAAAAATACACAACATTTTCCATCACATTGAAATCAGGACCATTGGGATTTAATGTGTTGATGTCTGGACTTTCCCCGTCTTTTTCCGGGAATAAATAATTTTTATAAAATTGAACCTTGGGTGCTCCGTTGACTGTTAATTCACCGGAAGTATCGTTGATTTGAATTTCCTCCTTGTACTGAGACATAAGTTGACCCAAGGTTTGCATAGCTTTCTGGGCGGATTGTGTTCCGACCGGAATGACAAACTTTAAGCGGTAGGATGCATTCATCACATTCCAAATTACTCTGGTGTTTTCCATCACCCTTAGAATATTATAGGACCTAATAAGTCTTTCCGTATAACTCACCCTAGAAACGGAGTTTCCTTTAGCATAAGAGAGATAAATAACTTGTTCAGCTTTTAATTTACGGGTCATCCGAGGATCTCCTGGATATTGAATCCAAATTTGTTGAAATTCCCCGTTGGGTTGTTTTCGGTGGCTGGTTGTAAAGATGTGGCATCTAATTCTTTGAATCCAACAATTTTCTTGCCATCCGTAGAATAAACAATTTCAAAAGCTAAAAAACCATCTACTAAAAATTGACGAAAATACTGCCAAGCCAAAGTGCTTTGTTGGAAACCAAAAAGCATATACAGGGTTCTGAAATTCTCCTCTACTTTGGTTCGAACTTCTGGTTTCAAATCTACGTTTAATAGAGAAGGATAGGCGAAGAAATTTTTGTCATCGTAATTAATTCCATCGTCAGACAAGGTGTCTAGAATAAAATCAATTTCTCCGTTTAAAGCAAATTTTCTGAGAAATTCTCTTTTGCCCAAATAATCTTTATCAAAATAGGCAATATATTTTCTTACCCTAGTATCTTGATAACCTAAAGTCCAAAAGAAAGCATCATTCTCGGTAAATCCAGTTCCTTGGTTATTGAAGAATGTAGACTCGGTGGCTCCTATAGCCTGAGAATTGCGAATTACCATATCCTCATATTGCATCCCAAATCTCCCGATTCTAGACAAATTTCGGTACAAGTTGCCTAAAAAAGAACGCTGTTGACTACTATCATCATTAAAGCCTGCCATAATTATTCCGGTGTTTCTGTTTCAGGGGGCGTACCACCAGGTTCAGGACCTGCTGGAGGTGTAGGTGATTCTCCGGGGGATGCTCCAGCTTCTTCTCCACCCTCTTCTCCTGGTTCAGATTTCTTTTTCTTTTTTTCTGTTTTTTCCTTGGCTTCCTCGTTAGAACGAATGTCGTCTTCCGTCATACCAAGAAAATTTTCAATCAAATAACCCAAAGAAAAGAAAGGTTGTCCCTCTCCATCTACCAACTGGTACATGGAATCGATAGACTCTTTTCTTTTGGTCATCGTTTCTATCTCTTGATTGACCCTAAACGGATTATCAGAAATGAAGGTAAGACCCAATTGGCTTCTGAACATATAATCTTTCTCCAACTGGGGAAAGTCTCTACACAATTGAATCCACAAAGGTTTGATGAGAATATCTTGGAAAATAGATCTTAGCCTCATAATAAACTTGGCAAACCTAATTTCTTCTTTATCCAGACCCTCAGCAGAGTTGGCATATTTACCAATGGATCCTCCATCTGGACCTTGAAATCTAGAGAAAGGAATTTTTGATTCCTGCACAAGTTTATCAAAAAAATAAGCCAGAGGAGCTGGGTCATTTAAATTTGGACCAACAGTGTTTAGAGGTTCGATATTTGGAGTTCCTAATGCACCTTTGGGCATCAGATAATTTTTGTAAAACTGAATCTTAGGTTGCCCATTTACTGAAAGTTCTCCACTTTCATCATTGAACTGAATATCTTCCTTGTAGATACTCATTAATTCACCTAAGGTTTGCATCGCCTTTTGTTGCGATCTGGACCCCACGGGAACTGTCATTTTGAGACGGAATGATGCATTCATCACTGACCAAATAACACGTGTATATTCAATAATCCTCAGGACGTTATAAGGACGGATTAATCTTTCGGTGTAACTAACTCTGGATACAGAATTGCCTTTGGCGTAGGAAAGGTAAATAATTTGAGAATCATAAAGCATTCTCCTTTTTCTTTCGTCTTTGGGGTACTGATACCAAACATTCAAAAAAGTACCATCCTTCTGTTTTTCTACGGATGGCATCAGAGTAGTGGCGTCGAGTTCCTTGAAACCTATGATGTTTTTCCCCTTATCGTCATAGATAATTTCAAAGGCAACGAACCCATCAACCAATAGTTGCCTGAAATACTGCCAAGCAGAAATGTCATCGTTGAAGCCAAACATGTCATACAATTTCTTGTATGTGGAGTCAATCTTATCTATGACCTCTTTCTTAATTCCTGTTATGTTTAAAAATGCCGGGTAAGCAAAAAAATTGTAACCATCATAGGAAATAGATTCATCACAAACAGTATCTAAAATGTATTCGATTTCTGGATTCAAAGAAAATTTTCTCAGATAATCTCTTTTTCCTGCATAGTCTTTATCGAAATAAGAGATGTATTGTCTGGTTGTGGTATCCTGACGGCCTAAAGAAAAAAAAGTCGTCTCGTCTTCAATTGGACCTTTTTTTAAAAATTCCGCTTCCGTGGTACCGATAGCTTGAGAATTTTTCACCACCATGTCTCCATATCTCAATCCGAAATTACTCAGATTTTTGACGGAATCCCTGATTCTTTGAAAAATAGGGTTGGTGTTTGGGTTCTCGTTAAATCCTGCCATCTTGCCAGAAATTTGATTTTATAGTCAAAATCAGATTTTTATTTTCGATTTATATTCGCTATATATCTTTTGTAATGAGAGACCCTCTAAAGAAGCATGACTTAGGAAGGGAATTTTAATCCAATCTGCATAATCTACAATTTTGATATTTTGTAGATTTTCCATTTTAAAACCAAAAATTGCAAACTCGTATCCCGTACCTTTCAAAATTTTTTGTAAATTTTCTCCTTTCAAATTTAAAGGCATTTGGGAACTTTGTAAGTTTCTTATATTCTCTTGAATAATTTCACCAAAAGTTGAAGTCAGTTTGGTAAGAATTTCTGCTCTATAATCAGAAGGAATTATGGTTAAGTCCATCACTTTACAGATTGTACCGCTTTGTGTTCTTTCCTCGGACAGGAACAGAAAACAGGGATATCTATTCACAAAAGAATTTTTTTCTTCTGGTTTGTATTTTGTCGTGTTAACTGCAAAGTAAATTTTTCCACTTTTAAAAGAGGAAAATTTTTCTACAGATTCATCTGAATTTGGACCGTATTTTTTCAAAAATTCTTCATTGATTGAAGAATTCAATTTGGACAGAGAAGAGAATTCATTTCTCAACTTTTTAGCTTGTTCTACAAAGTCTTTCATTTACCTTGAAACAAGAATTTCTCGTCTACCACTCCAAATTTCATACCTCTGCTTTCTGCCCAATGTTTAGCAGCTTTGAACTTGGATTGATTTGTAATCCAAATTTGCATTTTATGATTGTATGATTTCAATTTTTCCTCGGTGTAAGTTCCCTCATAGATTGGCTTCTGGTGTTGTTTTTGTGGTTTTACTTCTACCAACCAGTCTTGTTCTGTGCCATCATCTTGAAGAACTCTAATGTAAAAATCTACGTTATATTGATGTTCTTTTTTGTCTAATGGATTGTAATAAGGAATAGCTGCAGGCTCTGAACTCCACTTCAGAATTTTTTCGTTGTTATCACAATATTTGCAAAAACGGAATTCCCAACTAGATCTACAAATAATATTGTGGATGTCGCCTACATATTTTTCAGGATTGACTGGCACATACAGACCAGATTTATAATCCCCATTAGGCTTGATTTTCTTAATGTCAGTCATCTAAATATTATAGGAATTGTCTTCTCCTGTAATATAAGAAAATGGAATAGTTTTGGGGGATTTAGGGGGATGTATTTTTTTCCATCCCTTGGCAAATCCATTTTTAGCTATCTGTGTATAATAAGCAAATGGATTATTAGATTTGGTTGGATCAAATCTGTTCCAATATTTACAAAGGTCTTCCATAGCAAAAGCCATACAATCTGCTTTGTCGTCTGGATCCTTGTAAGCCATTTTCTTGGAAATACCTGCAATCATCAAATTAAACATTTCTATAGTTTTTGGCGTCAACTGCCCTTTTTCTTTGGACTCCAAAATGGCTTCCATTAAACTAGCATTTGTAACATAAACTTTAGACATTATTTGTTTAAAAATGGATAACTTAGAATCTTAGTTTTAACCTCGAGGTTAGTTTCACTTAGACTTTATTTTCCTCGGTATTGTCTCCGCTAAATTCTAAGTTATTTCTAGACTCCGTTTTCCCAGTAGGAGCAAAACTCAAACCTTTTTTGTAATCATTTACAAAAGGCTCGGGTTTTTTGTCTTGATCTGGACTAGAGGGGGCGAAAGCCCAAACCCGGCTGAGTATTTTTTTTAGTTTTTTTTTGACTCCTCGCTTTCGTCAATGTTATAACCCATTTCTGGATTTGACTTGTAACCCAACTTTCCGTCTGCTCCTTTAGAAGGCGCTACAGCAAAATTTGGATTTGTCTTATCTACCTGTGGACTGTGTGCTTTACCTTTGATAGTTCTAACTGCATATCCAGCATCTCCTTCAGATTTACCAGGAGCAACTGCCAAATTCTGATTTGTTTTTTCCAAATCATTTTGCTCGTCCACATTGTAACCCATTTCATCGTCAACCTTGTAATGAAGTTCTTTCCCTTTGTCACTGCCTGGAGCTGAAGCAAAATTTGGATCGGTCTTCATGACTTGTGGATTTTTTGCCTTATATCTGATTCCCTTGACATCATAATCCGCATCTCCTTCTTCAGATCCAGGAGTCTCAGCAAGTTTCATCAGTTTAACATCAGATTTGCTGAACTTTGTATCTTCTGATAAATTATAACCAGCACCTTTTGTTGCTTTGTACTTGGTGTGTTTTTCCTTACCTTCTGGAGCTTCTTCTAAATTTGCATCCTTCAAATTCTCGTAATCTTTCTGTCCTGGCTTGTCGTTGTCTTTACCCTTAGGAGCAGCTTCGGTATTTTTTCTCATTGTATTACCTGGAACCGCATCCTTTTTTTCCTTGGTTGATTTACCAGGTGCTGTAGCTAACTGTTGAGAAGCTTCTTTCAATTCCTCTTGAGTTTCGGCATCTGCTTGATTTTCGTCACCTGCCATTGATAAAGCATCATCCAGATTTACAATTTCATCAATTTTGAAATCTCCAGTTCTGCCATTATCCATAAGGACCGTGTAAGATCCAGAAGTACTATCGATAGAAATTATTTTACCAGTATTCCCCGATTCAATTACCTTGACATATTCACCCACGTTGAATTTGTCGTCTTCGAACATTTCCTCGAAAGAAAGAGGTTGAGAATCAATCTTTTCCACTTCAGCATTTACTGCTGACCATTTTTTACGGAGAGATGAAAGTTCTTTCTCCAACAATTTTTGAGCTCTTTGTAGTTCTGGAGAATTGGCAAATAGCGGGCTGAGACTCATTTGAGATTCAACTTTATTTAATTGCCCTTCCAAGACAGTGATATTTTCCATCAGCTTCTTTCTATCATTCAGCATGATGGACTTGATTCTAGATTCTCCTTCCAAAAATTCAGTGAGTCCCTCTGAAATATCATACTTCAAAAATTCTCTAACCATGTTCGTTGCCTGAGTTCCGTTGACTTCAAAGACAGAATTATCAGACATTGATTCGTTGATTCTATTTAAGAAGATCCTATCCTGCCATTTGATCAAATTAACAGAAGCACCTTCATAAACTTTGGACTCGATTCTTTTAGCAAAGTCTAGTTCTACTATGGACGAGAAGTTCTCGTACAAATTCAGAATGTCAAATACAACTTTGTTTTCATTTACTCCAGAAGAACCTGCAATTTCTAGACCGATAGCTTTGGAAAGATTGATTTTAGAATCAAACCTCATGGGGTTACCATTACAAAGAACCGAGGGTTTTTCGGATTCTTCAATCAATGAAAATTTGTGTTTGCCTACAAATATATTCAATCCATTTTCGTCTACCTTCACATATGAAGCATAAAAAGATTCCAAAACGGACAAGTAATTTTTAGGTAAAGCAGCAACTTGGCCACGGTTCAATCTTTTCAGACCTTGATTTGAACCTTCAAATACATTTGATCCGATGGTGAAAATTGTTTTTCCACCTTCTACCAAAACCGGAGAATAAACCCTGCGAACTGAAGAATTTCCAGCGTGAATAGGAATATTCAATTTTGAAGAGTCTTTTTCCAAAAGAGAAAGATTGTTTATCAAATTTCTAACTATCGGGTTAAACTGCCATCTGGAAATATCTTTAGACAATAGAGAGATAGATTTGTTTTCCGACACGAGCCATTTATTCAAGGATTCAGAAACTGGAGAATAAAAATCCGACCCAGCATTACTTGAAATAGCATAAAGAGCTTTCGAAACTTCTATTTCTGGTCTTAGATCTGTTAATTTTTCACTGAGAGATTCGGTGATGTCCTGGATTCTTTCGTCCCAGTCGAAGTTCTTCAAATCCTGTAAAAATCCTTCTGCTACCAAAAATTCTGGCATATTCTTGTTCTTCAACAGATGAAAGTATTTTTCACAAATAATTTTGATAGAAGGATGTTCAAAAATCCCAGAATTTCTAATCGTGTTGATGCTTTCAAAAACACCCAAGTTGTTTACTTCTTCGGACTTTAAGAATGCTGCTGCTCCCTGGTCTTGTGAAGAAAGGCTGGACAAGCTTTCGTTCAAACTGGTGGAATCAAATTTTTGAGGCTGTGCTTTTTCCCCCTCAACATAACTTCCAGCATTTTTTGACAAGCCGTTACCAATTCCTCCCCAGGATTCCATTAATCTGCTGGCAGCATTTTTAGAACGATTCAGTTCTTGCTCTCTCATTAATTGAAAGGGGTCTTGAACATTTTCGTTCAGTGGTTCGAAATTTTGGATTGACTCCATAATCGAATCTGAATTAATGTTTGGTTCACCTCTTTCTATCTTTTGAATGTTAGATTCGCAGATAGCTTTCACTTCAGGAGAAGTTGTGGTATTTCTAAGAGTTTTTAGTTTATTGAGTAAATCCATTTTACTTTGAAATTTTTTTCTTCATATATATCATCCAGAACTTTAATTTTCTGAATTTTTTTTATTTAGCAATTAAAACTTGTAACTTCACATCAAAATCTGAATGTGGGTTGGTAAAAGTTATGCCTCCACCAGGGTGGATTAAATCATATTCGCTTAAATTCCAACCCGTAACATCAGCATCTGTTGAACCCAATGGATTTCCACTTAGTACCATAAGTTCACCTAGATTATAGGTTTTACCTTGATATGTCCAATAAATAAACTTTTGAATTTGGGGTGTTCCGTTGGTGGGTCTCGGGAGTCCAGGAATGATGGGGGTTTGAGCAGAGAATAGAATGGGGTTCTTCGGAGCAGGGTATTGTACCTTAACCGCTATCCATCTAACAAATCCTTCCGTTGCTATATCGGTTTGACTCAACAAAATAGATTTATTTCTTTTCAAGGTGATTTGCAGTCTAGAGTAAGTTTCAACTCCAAAGGCTAAATCTTTGAAATTAAAAAAAGTTGTGTAGTTGAAATCCTCTTCCAATACAAATTCGTTTTTGAAAAAAACCCAACCGTTAGGAGGAGTTGGGGGACAAATAATAGGTCTAGTAGCCATCTTAACTTGCGGTTAGGACCGTTAATTTTACATTGTATTCTGTTGGGTTTGAAAAAATAAAACCCCCAGTCGCTGCACCGGTATATCCAATTTCAGAACTAACGTTATTGCTAGTTTGCCAGCCTTTCCAAATCTGTCCATTTTTCACTTGTCCCGTTAACATCATGAAATCAGCCATGATATAACGATTGGAGCCACCATACTGCCAATAAAGCATTCTTTGGTCCGGTGTTGCATCAGCATAAAATTGTGCACGTGCAACAAATAGTCCAATTTCTCCTAAAGTTGTGTCAAAATCGCCTTGATCTAAATTGACAGAAGTGTAGGGAGCTATGACAAAAGTTTGCTGCTGATACCCAGAAAAATCTCTAATAGGATAAAAAAAATCAACCAAATCCAATTTTTGCTCGGTTACGTCCTGCCAAGCAACATTCATGGATGTATTGTAAAATCTAATATTGTGAGGATCGTTAAAATTTGAAAAAGTAAGATTAACCCGTTCTAAACCACCCGGGTTCAAAGCAATTAAAGTGTATCTAGTATCAAAATTAGCAGAGGGTCCAGGATCTAATCCTATTTGGGAAGAACCCTCACCGAAATAGGTACCTCCAGTAACCGCCGAAGAACTACCTCCATAAATATCAAGATCTCCTCCTGTTATAGAATTGTTCTGGTTTAACATATTACAAAAGAGTAGGATCTACCTGTGGTGAAGGTCGATCGCTTAATTTTGAACGGTTAGTATTTGCATTTTCGATGTTTGAATTGTTTTCTGAATTTTGGCTTTTATCTAATTGTTCAATTTCACTTTTTTGTTCTATTAAGACTGGATTTGGATTTTCTACTATTTCATCTGCTGTCGGGTTCTCAGAATTAATAAGTTCTGAATCTTCCTTAGAATTGACTGAAATTCCACCTCCATCGATAATCATTTCTTCTTGTCCTAGGTCTTTCGTAGAAATATTTTCATCTCTCTTTAATGTTTCAGATGTTTTTCCGTCTGAATTTAAATCACCCATTTTTGTGAAATTTGGATCTTTTTCACTTGGTTTTAAATAATCAACCAAAGATTTGATAAAACCAAGAGCAACCAAAGGTAAAATAGCACCCGAGATTAAACTTAAAATTCTTTTTTGAAATATTAATTCCTCCTCTTCTAAACCAAAAAGTTGGCTCCATGCTTCGAAATTTTCTAAATTTATGAAAGCATAATAGGTGTTTCCCATAGCTTGCATGGCGGTCAATAACAAGAATAGAACCCAAACGAGGGTTTTATTCATTTTTTCTAGTACTATCAAGGATGCTAAAGAAGCTGCAGCTCCTATCTCAAACGAGATGGCCAAAAATATAGCAAGCCAATCAGGATTTGATAATTTAAAAAAATCTATAACGTGGATAGTAGAGATAATACTGACCACCAAATACAAAGAGACAAAGGTCGAAATTATGAACCAATGCAAATTTTTTTTCATTTTGATTCTAATTTTTGAATCTCTTGATCTATTGATGCCTGACGGTTAACATCGATCATTTTTCTATCTGTTGATTGGATCATTCTTTTTTCGGTTTTTAATCCTTCTATTAAAAGGTCTTTCTTTGAAACAAGAGAATCCATTTTCGCAGAAATGTTGGAATTTTCTTTTTTAATTCTGTCTATATCTCTGCTGATGCCACACTGTTTTAAAAAAAACAGAAAAAAAAGACAAAGAAAAATTACCTGGTAATTGTTTTTAATTTTTTGTATCATAGAAATAATTTTATTTTCTATATATCCCTCTTTCAAATCTATTTTTAACAACTTTGATTTACATCAAAATTTTGAAGATATAGATTAAAAAAAACCTCACAAGGACAATTTGTAGATCCTTATGAGGCTTTTGACCAAAACTTAATTTATGCCAATTACTTTTTGACTTCTTTATTGGTTGACTTGTATCTTTATTTGATTTGATGTATCAAACCGATCCAAATCAAGAAAGCTCTAAACCTTGTTGGGCAGCGGCCAATTCCTTTTCCAAATCTCCAATTTTAGCTGCATCTTGCTTGGCTAATTCTAAAGCTAAACCAAATGGTTTCAAAATAGAAATGAATCTTTTAGCTTCCTTGAGACCTTTACCGGAAACTTTAGAAAGAAAATAGTGGCTAGCTTCCAACGGTAAAGCATTTAAAAACAAGGTATTTTCTTTGATTCCTTGTTTTTTGATTTCGTCGATAATTCTGCAAATCTCAATGATCCCCAAAGCTTCTTTTTCTTTCCATTCTGCTTCAAAAGAAATGAAATCGAAAAAAGAGTCTACATCTTCTTTCTTTTCAAATTTAACCGCATAAACTTTTTGGCTCAAATTTTCTTTAGCCTCGTTCAATCTTTTTTCACATTCTTTGATTCTATTTTCATCAAGATGACTGACAATATCGTCTAATTCGGCTTTTGTTATTTCTTTCACCGAAGAAGAATTTCCAATTCTGGTATTTTTTACCGTTGCTTTTTTTGACATGGTTATTTTTTTCTATTTTTAGAAAAAAACCAATTTTTGTTTCAAGTCAAATTGCAAAAACGTCAAATTCCTCTCTATTCTGTTGAAGATACGCTTTCAATCTTTCCCTTAAATCTTTCACCGGATAGATTTTGGCATTTCCTTCTGGACCGATGTGAACCAAAAAACCTCCATGGGTTTCTATTCCTAATTCATCCTCTAAAATCAGACGATACAAACTAATTTGAATGGAATATTCGTTGTGTGAGTTTTCGTACAGCTCGGCAAAGGGATGAAGTAATTTTTTATATCTGCCTTTAGGGTGTTCATCATCTTTAAAGTCTTTGTTGGTTTTCCAGTCCCCAACTAAAAACAAAACTTTACTTTGTTTTTCATCCCACATCAAAAACGGTTGGTCGACAGTGCCCGCCAGTCTCCATTTTTTGGAAAATATCTTTAATTCGGATTTTAAAGGCACTAAGTTTTTCAATTTGGATTCATATAATTGCAAGAAAGATTCAACCCTTCGAATATCTTCTTCCTTTTCGGGCATAACTGGATTTTCTCCACTCCAGAAATCTTCAATCCATTTATGAACTCTAGTTCCTAAAGAAGCTGCTGTTACTGCCTTTTGAGTCCAGTCGTTTTCAATCACAGATGGGTCTACCCCTGCTTCGGCTGCTTTCCTTTTAATCCAATAATCACGATCAAATGGAATTTTAAATCTTCTGAGAAAAGTTGTGACAGAGTCATAGACAACTCCCCGGTAAGTATAAGAGTGACTTTGTTCCTCGAAAATGAAATAGGGATCTTTAAAAAAATCCAATTTTTTTTGATAATCTGACTTGACCTCTTCCCAATTTACCATGTGAATGTTGAATTTATCACATGTGAAATTTCATGCCAATTTTGAATTGCGTAAATTAAACCAAAGACTTCCAAAGAAAATCTTACAAGCCAAATCCAACTTATTTCACGGAAAACAAAATAATAAATTACTAAATAGGAGTCCCCGCCAGTATCTTTAATAGGCTGTAGGAGGGGAGCAATAATTTCATGTAAATTTAATCGTGTGAGGTATTCGTTGATGGGTCTAATTTCTTCAAAAACATACGCGGGCCTAGCCTCGGTAGGGAAATCTCTCGATTGTGTAACTTCGGCTGGAAGATTAACCACGGTATAAATTCTACCGAACCAATCTTTTCTTAATTTCAGCTTACCCCATTGGGGAGAACTCAAAGATTCCTTTTTGATAATAGAAAGGTAATCGGAATACAATTTTAAGTCTTTGAAAATTTCCCAAATTTTGACAGAGACTATAATTCTAGAAATAAAATCAATCATTTCTCATTGGTTTTTTTGTGAGGGTCTCAATTTTCTTGCGAATTTTTGTTCTCGCCCTTCTAATCCTTGTAGCTATGGATCTTTTCTTTATTCCATATTTATCCGCTATGTCTTTATACTTCATGCCGTTGATCTCTCGGTCGATCATGATGTCACGATAAAGAACAGGAAGGTCTCTTATTTCGTCCACTACTTGTTCATAAACCTCGTCTATATCTGACCCTCCAGCCAGGAAACTCCAGATCGGGTCATCTTCCACGGAATAAACCACAGAATCAGAATCCATTTTTGTAGAATCTAGTTCTATTTCTTCCGTTGTTTTACTGACTAATCTTTTTCTACTTTTTTGTAAGAGTAACGATTCATTTTTGGCTATATTATAGCACCACGTAGAAAAATTACCCTTTTCTACATCATATTGGTCAATTTTTTGCCAGACCTTGGCCATGGAATTTAAAAAAGCGTCTTCTGCTAATTCCATATCATTAAGAATTGTGAAACAGTGGTTTAAAACCCCCGGCTTCAACCGGTCGAATAAAAATTTAAACGATGTGTCATCTTTTCCCTGAATAAAATTCTCTGCTAATACCTGGATGTTTTTTTCTTTTGCCATTCTTAATTTTCTTAGATTTTTTTTCCCAATTTTACAATTTCAATTCCTGCCTGTAATAAAAAAGACAAGGGCTCAGGTTTTCGATAGACTTTGCCAAAAACTATTCTTTTTATTCCCGATTGGATGATCAATTTTGAACACTCAAAACAAGGGGAAACTGTTACGTACATAGTTGATCCCTCGGAGCTCTGAGTACTTTTGGCGAGTTTGGTGATTGCATTTGCTTCGGCATGTAGCACATAATTTAAAGTAACAAAATCTTCATCTTCACATTGATTGGGGAATCCTGTGGGGGAACCATTATAGCCATCGGAAATAATGGATTTATTTTTGACAATCAAGCTCCCTACTTTCATTCTTCTACAATATGAATTAGTGGCCCAGGTTTCTGCCATAGACAAATACACAGGATCTGTTTTGATATCTTTGGCTGTATAAAAAGTTTCGTCGGAAAGATTTTCCAATTCACTGAAAATATAGACAAATTCGGATTCAGGTTTAGCGACCCAGGAAAATTCATCATACTCTGACAAATTTTGAAAAAAATCAAACGAAGGAATTTCTTTGAACTTGAATTTAATTAAACTCATGAAAGATCTTGGGGTTAAAAAGTTCAAATATAAACTGTATGTGCCTTAAAAAAAATTAAACCTTAATTTTTTATATGATATTGGAATTCGGTCTAAACGGGGTGTCATTGGCAATTCTTAATGGACCAGATAAGGCTTTATAGATTCCTGCCAAAAGAGCTTTTATTTCTTTAATCTCCTGATGGGGTAAAGTTTCGCTTGTTTCTTTTTTTTCTTTTTTATTTTCCTGGATCTTACTAGGAGAGGTTTGTGTTTCTGTAACTTTTGGTGTAGCGGATTCAATAGCTTGCTGCTGAGGTAGAGAAGAGGCTGGTGTGGATTTTGGTTTTGATTTTTCCTCTTCCACCTTTTTTAAAGATGGAGTTTCTTTTTTCATTTCCATCGATTCGCTCATATCCTTGGAAAGTTTTTGCATTCGTTGTGACACTGAAGCATACATTTCCAACTCGTCCGGTGGAGTTTTTTCACTTAATGTTTGTTTAGTTGAATCTACTTTAGATAAGAAGCTTTGCTTCAGGTTAGAACCAAATTCTTTTCCTTTAGATTTCAGAGACTCTAACAGTTTAGGCTTAGTGGGAGTAACAACGCTTTCTAGTTTTTCATTCCCAGCTTTTTTTTCTTCCCTGTTTTTTTCCTTCTCAGCTTTTTTTTCTTCCCTATCCTTCTTCCTTTTATCTCTTTGTGAAAGTTCCTCCGCTGGGTTTGCTGCTGGCTGTTCTTTTATAGATTTTAGCTTTTCTTGATTTTCTGGTTTAGAGTTTAAAAACTTTGAAAAATCCAAGGTTTCTCTATAGTTTTCTATGAAGGATTTTATGTCTTCTTCGAGTTCGGCTGGTTCCTGTTCATAATAAGCTTCATCTTCTCTTAGTAATTTATCCCGACGTTTGTCTATTTCTTTCTTAGGAACCTTAACCCCAAATGAATTGGTTACACTATCTGTTAAATTTTGTGATCCGGTTACCAGGTCCGAGGTGTTTTGCTGAACCTCATTCTCTTTCGCTTCTTTCTCCCACAATTTTTCTTGAATAAGCCAATCCTGGTCGGAAATTACACGCTGACCCTTTTTTAAATCTACAAGCTCTGGTCCTTTTTCTCCTACAATGGCCACTCCGTCTTTTTGAATTTGTCCCCCGTCTTTCAGCTGGGGTAACTTGTCTAAACCTAAAGCCTTAAAAAAATCAAGATTAGGATTGGGCTTTACCTCCGCTGGTTTAAATACATTTTTCGCTAAATCCTTTAACGAACTTCCCATCTGTTTGTCTAAATTTTTTTGCAAAATCTCATTAGACTTGGAAATTTCTTTCGAAAAGGAAGAAACTAAATTTTCAAATAATTTTGTTGGACTTTCCTTTTGGTCAACTGGCTTTTGGGTTTTAGAAATTGGGTTTTCTTTAATCTGGGTTACCAAATCATTGATTCCTTTTGTATTCTCTGTAGTTGTTTTATTTTGTTCCTTTAACTCTCGCACTAAGGAATCCATATTACTGGATAGAACAGATAGTTCTTTCAAAATTGTTGCAGTATCCTGTGCCATATAAAATTAAATTTATATATCCAGTTCCGCTATGAACTCATTACTTAGAAAAATTGAAAACTTCGGACTGACCAGAGTTTTCTTGTGCTTCTCTGTTTTCTTTTTCTATTTCAA